TGTTCCCCGAAGACCGTCATTCGAAAACGACTTTGGAAATCAATTTTGCCTCGATGCCGTTAGTCATCAACGGCGCGAACTCCCAAAGCAAATTGCAATCCAAGCCGATTCGTTGGTTGTTTCTTGATGAGGTTCGCAACTACCCGGCCGGCGCATTTGAAATGGTGAGCAAACGAACGCGGGCCTTTTGGAATGCGCGAAAGGTTTTAATCAGCACGCCAAACGATGTTGATGACCACGTTGATCGAGCTTTTAAGGAAGGCGACCAACGCATTTATTTGATCGCGTGCCCCGAGTGTGGCGAGCGTCACGAATTGGAATTTGAAAACCTTAAATGGGTAACAGACGAAACAACGTATCGAGACAACAAATGGGATTTTGACGCCCTGACGCCAACGATTCGATATGTCTGCCCCAAGTGCCAAGCCGAGTTGCCTGACCGTCCTGACATCCGAAAGCAGATTGCCAACTCGGGAATTTGGAAAGCGACAAACCCGGACGCCCCAACGCAAAAAGTTTCATTTCGCTGGTCGGCGTTGCTTCCCCCGTGGGTACGTTGGGCCGACTTGGTGCAGGAGTTTTTGGCGGCGAGGGCAGCGATGAAAGTGGGCTCGGTTGAACCGTTCAAAACTTTTCGTTGTGAATCGCTTGGGTTGCCTTGGTCAACCGAGTTATCCGAAGAAGAAACCGAAATTGATTTGGCAAAGCACGACGACGCTTGGCCGTGGGACGGTGAAAAATATCGGTTCGCGACTGTCGATGTTCAGAAAGATCATTATTATTTTTTGGTGCGAGCATGGGCGGAAGATGGGCAAAGCCGTTTGGTGCATTGGGCAAAGCCGACAAGTTTCGAAGACTTGGAAGCGTTACGAGTCGAACACAAAGTTGAAAAACATTTGCTGTTCATCGACTCGGGTTATTCAGCCAATCGGGTTTATTCCGCGTGCAATCAATACGGTTGGACGTGTCTTAAAGGCGGCGCGGCCAAAGACTTCACGCACAAAAGCCGAGACGGCAAAACCATCAAGCGGGCGTTCAGTCAGAAAATCCAAATCGATCCCGGCCAAGGCACTAGCAAGCAAGGCCGGCTCAAAACTGTTCCCCTGTTCCATTGGTCGAACCCGACTTGCAAAGACATCTTGGCAAACTTGCGGGACGGCAAAGGCGCCGAATGGTTGGCATACTCTGAAGCCGGCGAAGATTATGAAGCGCAAATGTTTTCCGAGCGCAAAGTTCAGCGCCACGACCGAGCCGGGCAAGCGGTTTACGAATGGCGTAAGATCGGCAAGCGACAAAATCACCTTTGGGATTGTGAGTGTATGCAAGTCGTCGCGGCTTTGATGGGGCGCGTTTTGCGGGATTTTTAGGGGCAAATTTTTTTTTAATTTTTTTTCTTTTTTCTCTGGACTAAACCCAGCAGTTGGGTTTTAATATTTCCAGCGCGAGGGAATGAGCCCAAGCCACAACAAAAATGACAAACGAAGCACACAATCAAAACGGCCTTTGCCTTGTATCATACGACGACAACCAAACAGAAATTAGGCATTTTAAAGATAGTCATTTAAGTTGGGTGAAAGAATATTTGAAATCAGTTGTCGAATTTAAATTTGACCCAAGTTATCCGATTACCGCAATGAATCAAAAAATGTTGGAACTTGGCATATTTCAAGACAAGTACGACGTGCGGGCTAGTTGGCAGGTTGCTTATTTTTGTGACGTTGTTGGCGACTCGGTGAAAATCACAAACAAGTTTTAAAAAACAAGTAATGAAATCTTCATGGTACGTTTACGGATACACCGACAGGCATTGCGGAGTTGGATTTCCTGCGAGTGAAAAAGCGTTTGAAACAAAAGAAGCGGCCGAAAAGCATTTGAAAACAATCGGCCGCAAAGGGTTTAAATTTAAAAACAAAGACGGCAAACTTGGATGGGTGCAAAAAGGATAAAATGAAAAGCGTCATCGAATATCATTGGCTTGAGGAAACAACTGACGAAAACGGAAACATTGAATCAGTTGAGCGAATCCAAACGCCGTATTTTCCAGACAGTAAAAACGTCGAGGTATGCGTGAAACAAGATGTTTGGAATGGCGACGGTTCTGATTTTGGTTATGCTTATTTGAATTTAAAAACCAAATCTTTGCCAAGTCATTTTGACAACGGGCGCAAAGTTCCCGCAAAGTTTCACAACCAAGTTGAAAAATTAAACAAATGAGAAAATCTTGCCGTTTTGAATTAGCCGGGTTTTTTAACGAGGGCGCCGCAAAAGATATAAACAATTTTTTTGGCGAAAATGTTATTGGCCGTGAATTAGTAATCAGCATAAGCAACGCCGATCAATCAAAAGTTGCCGAAATGGTTTTTCGTAATTTTGATGAAAAGCCATTAAATCCTGAAATTTTAACTTTTGAGTGATTTGAAAAAACCAATCAAATGCCCCCATTGCAACAAGCCTATCAACATAGGTCAGATTTTGGGAAGCGTCACAAGCGAAGCCAAAGCGGCGGCAGCAAAAGCCAACGCAAGCAAACCCCCTGCCCCCGGTAAAAAGCCACGCGGTCGGCCGCGTAAAAAAACCCCTTGAGATGTCGGCGACTTCGTTTTGAATGAAGTCGCTTTTTTCATAGTTTTGAAGGTTTAGGTTCTTACTTCACACCAGCGCCCGAGTGTCAAAGCTCGGGCGTCCTGCCTTTTAAGGGGCGCAATTGCCCTTGAAATGTTCTGTAAATCCTTAAACTCGGGGAATGGCCGAGGGTTTATTTCTCGATTTTTCAACGTCTGAAATCACAACAATTTTGGCAAAAGCCAAGACGCTTGTGACTGATGGCAAAACGATGATGAGTTATTCGGTCGGCGGAAGGAACGCGACCAAACAATTTACGTTGCCGCTTGATACGGTTTTGCGCGAATGCCGTTACGCCTTAAAACGTAAAGACCCCGCAACCTACGGTTACGCATCAACCCGGACTTTTGCCAAATTCAGATGATCAAAAACTTTTTCAAAAAACTTGGGTATCTGTTCGATCACACGAACGTCAACCATCGGTTTCGTAATCCGATTCGATCACTTACCCAAGACACGCCCGCGTTGATTCCAACGGGCACGCATCAACAATTGATTTCTGCCGGCCGTTGGTTGTTTGGAAACTTTGCCCCGGTGCGTGGCGCCCTTTTGGAACAAGCGACATATTCGGTTCAGCCGTTTACTTGCCAATATGTCGGCAAAGATCGGGAATGGGGCGTTGAAGCTGAAGCGTGGCTGAAAGATTGGCACAAGGTGTGCGACATCCAAGGCCGGGCCGATTTTGAAGAATTGCTTTATTTGGCTTTGATCGGAATTAAACGCGACGGCGACATTGGTGTTTTGCTGACTGAATCGCGTGGCAAATATCCCGCCGTTCAAATGGTGCCGGCTCACCGTATCGGTTCGCGTTCAAATGGCATAATTGCAGACGGGCCATTCAAGGGCCGGCAGATCACAAACGGCGTGATCACAAACGCAAACGGTCGGGCGATTGGTTACGAACTGACAAACGGCCGGCGCATTTCTGCAACTGATTTTTCGCTTTGTTACTTTCCCGAATGGAGTGACCAAAACCGCGGCCTGACTCCATTGGCCGGCGTTGTTGCCGACTTGCAAGATGTCAAAGAATTGCGGCAATACGAATTGACCGCGCAAAAGGCACAAGCGTCGATTTCGTTAATCGAACACAACGAAAGCGGGCTTGCTGATGACTCCGAGGCGTTCATCGAGCAAACGATTGAATCGAACGCGCTTGATACAACGGTTGAAACTTTAGAGGGCGGCGCGATTCGTTATTTCCGGGCGGGCTCGGGTGCAAAGATCGAAACAGTCGAATCAAATCGACCAAGTAAGAACGCCCAAGAATTTGAAGCGACAATCATGCGGGCCGCGTTTCAAGCTTTGGAATGGCCGTTCGATTTCTCGCTTGATCCATCAAAGATCGGCGGCGCCGTCGTGCGTTTGGTTGCTGCAAAAGCGCAACGGACGATTGAAAAAAATCAACGGTTGGTTCGCAAGATTGCGCGGCGGATTGACGGTTATGGAATCGCCAAGGCAATCAAGCTTGGCTTGTTACCGATGCCGCCAAGTGGTGATTGGTATTCGTGGCATTACCAAGGCCCGCGACGTTTGACCGTAGACGCCGGCCGCGATGCCAATGCTGCCCGCGAGGATTACAAGCTTGGGCTAACGACGCTCCAAGAGTTGTACGCTGAACGCGGATTGCATTGGGAAGATGAACTTCAAAAGCGCATCGACGAACAACGTGTTTTGTTGGACGCCGCACGAAGCGCCGGCATTGATCCAAATCGCGTGCAACTTTTAACCCCAAACGGATTACAAACAGAAAATGAATAATGAAGCGAAATTGATGGCAATTCATCCGGCTTGCGTGCCGGCCGCACAAGCAATGCTTGGCGCGGTGAATATGCCCGACGACGAAGAAAAAAAAGGTTTCGAATATTACGCCGAAAACGGCACGGCAATCATTTCGATCAATGGTGTGCTTGGGCACAAGTTGACCGCGGCCCAAAAGGCAATGGGCGGCGTTGACACGATTGACGTGATTGAAGCCGTTGAAAACGCGGCCGCCGATTCAGACGTGCAATCAATCTTGCTCGATGTTGATTCACCGGGCGGAACGGTCGGCGGCATTCCCGAGCTTGCCGAAACAATTGAAGACGTACAACGAGGCGGACAAAAACAAATTGTTGCTTACACCGACTCGATGATTGCAAGCGCGGCTTATTGGGCCGTTGCCGGGGCAAACGCAATTTACGCATCACCATCAAGTGAAGTCGGTTCGATTGGTGTTTATATGCCCGTCATCGACACAAGCCAAAACCTGAGAGAGCAAGGCGTTCAAGTGGAGTTGATCAAGGCCGGCAAATACAAAGGAGCAGGATTTCCCGGCGTCGCGATTGACGAAGAAGTGCGGTCATTTCTCCAAGCCGAAGTAAACGAGACATACGACGACTTCGTTGCGTTCGTTTCAAAATATCGTCCCGCGCTTGGGGGCGACAAAATGCAAGGGCAGACATTCAGCGGCAAACGTGCGGCACAAATCGGCATGATTGACGGTGTGAAAAAAAATCTAAAAAACGCCCTTGAGATGTTTTGACTTTGTGCAAAATGAAGCCTTAGACGGTTATGACAATTGCAGAGGAAAACAAAAAGTTGACCGCGGACTTGGAAGCGGCAAACGCCCTAGCCGGCGAAGCTGATGCCAAGGTTGAGGAACTATCCGCCAAGGTCGAGGAACTTGCCAACGCGAACACAAGCGCCGAGGCGAAAATTGTGGCTCTTACCGAGGCACACGCTCAAGAGATTGAGCAGGAAAAAACCAAGGTCGATGAAATCGCAAGCGCGAAAGCTTTGGAGATTGTCGCCCAACAAGGTGCCGAGCCCGCTGATGAAAGCGAAGCAACGCCGGCCGCAAAAACAGTCGATGAGCTTTGGAAAGAATACGCTTCAATTGAAGACCCCAAAGACCGAACCCGCTTTTATCGCGCCGAAATTCGGCCGCGTGTTAAATAACAATTTAAACCTATTATAAATAAAGGATAAAACGAGATGGCCAATACCCTAAATGGATTAAACCTCGCTGCCATTGCCCAATCTGTGTTGGACAATCTCAGCGCTCAACACACGCCGGTTTCAGCGTTCACCACCGATTTTTCGAGTGAAATTGCCGACCAAGGCGAAAGCATTACGACCCGCATTGCAACCGCGGTTTCTGCCGGTGATGCGTCAAGCGGATATTCCGCGACTGACGTGACAAGCTCGGCCAAAACCGTGACGTTGAACCAGCACAAGCATTTCACAATGGCATTCACCGACTTGGAAATTGCCAAAGGCGGAATGAATATGCTGGAGCGGACTTTCGTGCGCCCTGCAACTCACGCCGTGATCAATTCGATGGTCGATGCCTTGATGGCATTGGTTGTCAATTCTGAGTTTGGCAACAAGGCAACCGTCACGTCATCAAACTTTGGTGCCGACGACGTGGCAACTTTGGCCGGCGATTTAACAACGTTGAACGTTCCCAAAGACGAACGCGCCTTGATCATCAAGCCGGCATATTACGCAAGCTTGGCCCAAGATAACGCAATTCAAGCCTCATACGCTTCCACGCTCGACGATTCAATCCGCAATCACAGCGTGCCGCGTGTTCACGGTTTCAACGTTTACGAATATTCTGATATTCCGAGCAACTCTGAAAACCTTGAAGGTTTCGCTTGCGGCCCGGAGGCGCTTTTGATCGCCGCACGTCAACCGGCTATTCCGCAAAACTGGTCAGG